CTTGTTTTCCCCTCTTTATCACTAAAGTAGGCGAGTTTCCTAAAAGAAGACGTCTTAGGCGGAAAGATAGTCGCCCATATACTTGCCAAGCTTAGATCGCCGAAACGGCCAACCATCAAAGCATCTATGACTTTGCCCAGCTTGTCTCCCCCCACTACTCGTATATTATCAAGTAGTGTCTGAGGGAGCAAGGTAAGCTCAGTCACAGACGTTAAGATGGCTTGTCCCAACGGTCCTGACTTGGTAGACATATGGAACCGACTCCAATCTGCCTTTAATCTATGGATCCCCAATTGTCTGCACGCATGGTTAAATTCTTTTACCGTTATGGTATCAGAACCTTTCCATGGCGAGATAATTGGAGTAACATCTAGTTTAGCCTCAAGGCGTATTCCTCGCAATGCCACTAAAAGTGTCATTAGGAGTTTTATTCCTTGAGTACTAGATGTTAGCTCTTTTAAGAAGGATAGCTGAACAGGCCATCCCTCTTTAAGAGCGACCCCATCGATCGCGTCCAGGGGATGTCCTGTGAGATAGCGAGTCACAGCTAGACGACATTTCTTAATGTAGCCTACTGTGAACGCTAAACCACGTTCATCAACCAGACGTAAGACGATCTTAAAGTACTCCTCTACCAGTGTTCTTTTAGTAATCATAAGCTCAGATAAATAGAATGTTAAGATTAAAGTGATTAACTTCACTATTTGTCGCAACATTAAATTGTTTGTAGCTTTTAATTATTAAAAGGTACATCCAGCTTTTGGGTTTCGCCCATCTTCGGTGGAGTTAGGGGGCTAGCCTTTCCCCGAATGAGGTTGCGACATCTCTGATGGCGCTACTTCCCAAGGCTGGAGAGTCTTTTCGAGTTTCTGTGGTAGACTAACCACGGGCTTGACTAAGATTCTCTAGGCCAACCGGGAGTATCCCAATCAGCGATGTTCAGCCGCGTCCAGTTGGAACACCTATTGTATAAGGCGATTATTACGCTTTATTTCACATAGACCAACTGGCCATTCAGAGAAAGCTAGCTCGGTTACCAACCGAACCCACTAACTCCTTCAGGTGCGGATAAGCACTGCTGATAGTGTAATCAGCAGCTACTAGCTACAGACTGTAAGTCTCAATCGGGGGGTCAGCTAATAACTACCTCCGGTAGTGTTCGCTTCTACACCTTGGATTTTACTCCTTGGCTGAATCCCGAAATACTTCTTCCAGCATGATCACTACTACAAGTAGTCTCGTGTTTGGGGTCGTCCCTTTCGGGCTTCTACACCAAAG